CATTAAAGAGGACTATAATTTTGTTAGTGACATTTGGGGTCCTTACTATCAAACAGACGATAGTCTTTTAAAAAACTCTTTAGCTATAGGAAGACTTAGTACTAATTGGAAAGTGCCTGAAGATGCTCTACCTGCAATTGATACAGCAGCAAGTATTTTTGAAGGGGACTCTGGTTATACTAAACTTGATATACAAGATATGCTAGGTAAAGTAGGACAAATAGAATCTCAATATGAATCAAAAGTTCAAAAGAATAATGGACCAGCAAGATCTTACTGGCAAGTAGAACCTACAACTGCACTAGATTTATTAAAAAACTCTAAGGCTATTTTTGGAACTAAATTTGAAAATACTTTCCATCAGTATGCACAAGAAAATAAATCAGCAAGAGAAGTCTTAAGCTCTAGAACAGAAAAACAAATACGTGATCTTTTATTAAAAGATGATAGACTAGCTGCAACATTAGCAGCAGGTAAAATTATTGCTACAACTAAAAAGAAATAGATGACAAGTTTAGATGTTAAGCTTCATGAGAAGCAACAAGAAGTATTTAATGATAACCACCGATTTAAAATAGTTGCAGCAGGTAGGCGATTTGGTAAGTCAAGGTTAGCAGCATGGATGCTACTTATAGAAGCACTGAAGAGTGACTCTAAAGATGTATTCTATGTAGCACCAACGTATCAACAGGCACGTGACATTCTTTGGGGTTTGCTCAAAGAACTAGGTCATGAACTTATAGCTAATACACATGAAAATACGTCTGTGATAACTTTGGTAAATGGAAGAAAGATTTACTTAAAAGGTGCAGATAGACCTGACACTCTAAGGGGTGTAGGCTTAGCCTTTGTGGTTATTGATGAATACGCAGACATTAAGCCTAACGTATGGGAGCAGATCTTACGACCTGCCCTAGCAGATGTACAAGGTGGTGCTCTTTTTATAGGAACACCTAAAGGTAGAAACCACTTCTATGAGCTATACAAGTTTGCAGAAAGTGGTAAAGATGAACAATGGACTAACTTTCATTACTCATCTTATGACAATCCTTTAATCCCTGAGTCTGAGATTGAAGCGGCAAAGAACTCTATGAGTTCCTTCGCTTTCAGACAGGAATTTTTGGCTTCTTTTGAAGCCGCTTCTAGAGACTTATTTAAAGAGGATTGGATACATATAGATGAAAATGAACCTTCTGATGGCTCTTACTTTATTGCTGTTGACTTGGCTGGTTTTGCTTCTGTTGATAAAACAGCAGGTAACAAAAACCAAAGGCTTGACGAAACAGCTATTGCAGTTGTTAAAGTCCATGAAGGAGGATGGTGGGTAGCTGACATTATACATGGTCGTTGGGATATTAAAATGACCTGTGAAAAGATTATAAAAGCTGTAATAGATTATGAACCTACTACAGTGGGTATAGAAAAAGGAGCTTTAAAAAATGCTGCTCTTCCTTATCTAATGGATTTAATGAGACAGTATAATCAGTATTTTAGAATAGATGATTGTACTCATGGAAACCAAAAGAAATCGGATAGAATTATTTGGGCATTACAAGGAAGGTTTGAACATGGAAAGGTTACACTTAATCCTGGTGATTGGAATAATGAGTTTATTGATCAGCTGGTTAACTTTCCAAATGCTCAGTTGCATGATGATTTGGTTGATGCCTTAGCATATATTGATCAAATTCAAGTAGTAGACTTCATGGGAGACTATGAAGAAGAGGAGTTTGAAGTTATTGACATGGTATCAGGATATTAATAAAAGGATAAATTATGGCACAAAGTAAATTAGTAAACTGGGTTCTAGGAAATCTAGAAGAGTGGAGAGATCATCGTGACTCTAACTACTTAGAAGATTGGAAAGAATACGAAAGACTTTGGAGAGGAGAGTGGGCAGCAGAGGATAGGTTAAGAGACTCTGAACGTAGCCGTATTACTTCACCAGCTTTACAACAAGCCATTGAAAATCATACTGCTGAAATAGAAGAAGCTGTATTTGGACAAGGTAATCATCTATTTGATATAGAAGATGATATGAAAGATCCTAATAAACAGGATATTGATTATCTTAAAAATTACATGAAAGAGTGTTTTAAAAAGAATAAAGTACGTAAGGCTGTAGGTGATATTGTACTTATGGCTTCTATATATGGTACAGGTATTGGTGAGGTTCTTTTAAAGAAAACTAAAGAGCTTGTACCTGCTACTCAAGATATGCCTGATTTAGACTCAGTAGCTATTGGTACAAAAGAACAAGATAAAGTTAATGTTATCCTTAAACCTATTAGTCCTCAAAACTTTATTATTGATCCTACTGCAACATCTATTGAAGATGCGATGGGTGTAGCTATTGAAGAGTTTGTTTCTGCACATAAAGTAGCAGAACAAATCAAAAAAGGTTCTTATAACGATGTACCTATTCATGAGTCTACGCCTGACAATGACTTAGAAGCTAGTTGGATAGATGATGAATATCCAGATGACAAAGTTAAAGTTGTTCGTTACTATGGATTAGTACCTGAAAGTCTTTTAGATAATGAAGAATCAGAAATAACAGATTTATTTGAAGAAGATAAAGATGTATCCGATCTAATGGAAGAGTATGGTGACTTAGTAGAAGCTGTTGTAGTTATTGGTAATGATACAGGACTACTAAAAGCTACTAGATCTCCTTATATGATGAAAGATAGACCTATTATAGCCTATCAAGATGACACAGTACCTAACAGATTCTGGGGTAGAGGTGTTGCAGAGAAAGGTTATAACATGCAAAAAGCTATAGATGCTCAATTACGTAGTCATTTAGATAGTTTAGCACTAACAACAGTACCTATGATGGGTATGGATGCTACTCGTTTACCAAGAGGAAGTAAATTAGAGATTAGACCAGGTAAATCTGTACTAACTAATGGTAATCCTGCAGAGATTCTTATGCCATTTAAGTTTGGAGCTACAGATGGTACTAATATACAGACAGCACAAGCCTTTGAAAGCATGCTTTTACAAGCTACTGGTACATTAGACACTGCTAATATGCAATCTCAACCTGTTGGTGGAGAATTATCGGTATCTTTATCAGGTATTTTAAAGAAAAACAAAAGAACACTTGTAAATTTCCAAGATCAGTTCCTTATGCCCTTTATTGAAAAGGCAGCTTGGCGATTTATGCAGTTTGATCCTGAAAACTTCCCAGTACAAGACTGGAAATTTGTGCCTAGCTCTACATTAGGTATGCTAGCTCGTGAAGTAGAGCAAATGCAATTTATTAATCTACTTAAAACACTAGGACCTAATAGTCCTGTAGTACCTATTTTATTACAAGGTATCGTTGAAAACTCTAGCTTAGGTAATAAACAACAAATCCTACAATCTTTAGCACAATCTAGTCAGCAACAAGCACAAGTACAGCAACAAGAGAAACAAATGCAGATGCAAATGCTTATGCAAACTACTCAAGCTACTAATACTAAGACTATGAGTGAGGCTAAAGAACGAGAAGCTCTAGCTACTAAACATATGGTTGAAGCTCAAGTAGAACCACAGGTAGCTCAGGCTAAACTAATGGCTGCTTTATCTACTAACTTACCTGATGATGATGATCAACTATCAATTGAGTTTGATCGTAGAGTTAAAATAGCTGAGTTAATGCTTAAAGAAGAGGCTCTTGATATGAAGAAGGCAGATATGCAAGATAACAAAGAAATTGTTAAGTTGCAAATGTCTAAAAAATAACTTGACTTTTTTATAATTTTATGGTATAATTATTATAATGGACAAAGAATTACAGAAATATTATGAAGAGAGATTTAATACAATGTCTACAAAAGGTTGGAATGACTTTATTGAAGATGTACAGGAGATATTTGATTCCTACAATAAAATCAATTCAGCAGAAACTTTTGAGGACTTTCACAAAAGAAAAGGTCAGTTAGATATACTTCAATGGATTCTAACACTTAAACAAGTGTCTGAGCAAACCTACGAGGATTTACAAAATGAAGAAACTATTTGAGTTTCAATGCTCTCATTGTAACCATTACTTTGAAGAGCTAACAGAATATACAAAAACATATGAATGTCCTAAATGTAGAAAAGAGGCTGACAAACTTATCAGTTCTCCAAACTTCTATCTTGAGGGTATAACAGGAAGCTTTCCAGGAGCTGCAATGTCTTGGGATAAAAAGCGTAAACAAAAACATGCAGAAGAAAAGAAAAAACAAGAATAGCCGCTTGTAATTCTTTCCTACAATGCTTATAGCACAGGAGAAATAATATGGCAGAGTTAATTGATGAAGTTTTAGAAAATGAATTGGAGGCTTCCTCCTTAGATGATTTACAACAGGAGTCTGAAGAAACAGAACAACCTGAAGTAGAAACAGCTGAGGTTCAAGAGGAAACTAAACCAGAGGATGATCTACCAGAGAAGTACAAAGGCAAGTCCCTAAAAGACATTGTGTCTATGCACCAAGAAGCTGAAAAGTTAATTGGTAGACAAGGTGGCGAAGTAGGTGAGCTTAGAAAAGTGGTAGACGATTTTATAAAAACTCAAACATCAAAAGATTCACAAACTACTGAAACAGAAATTGAAGAAGAGGATTATTTAGACAATCCTAAAAAAGCAATAGATAACGCTGTTAATAAACATCCTGCTATTAAGGAAGCTAAAGATGCTGCTCTTAATATGAAACGGGCTGAAACTCTAAATAGAATTAATTCTGAGTTTCCAGATGTACAGGAAATAGTTACAGCACCTGAGTTTGCGGAATGGATAAAGTCTTCTAGAGTTAGAACAGAATTATATACAAGAGCTGAAGTAGATTATGATTTTGATGCTGCTAAAGAGTTATTAGCTAACTGGAAAGAAAAGCAAAGTATTAGCAAGAAGGTAGCTGAAACATCTAAAGTAGATAGAGAAGCACAATTAAAAGCAGCCGATGTAGGTAGTGATGGTTCTAATCAACCTGTTTCTAAAAAGAAGTATCGTAGAAGCGATATTATTAAACTTATGCAAACCGATCCTGATCGTTATGAGGCTATGTCAGATGAAATTATGACAGCTTATAGAGAAGGAAGGGTTACTTAATATAACATTTTAGAAAGGAATTATTATGGCTTTAGGAACAAATCATGTAACTAATACATCAGCCGCAACCTTTATCCCTGAGATATGGAGTGATGAGATTATCGCTGCATATAAGAAGAGTTTAGTTGCAGCTAACATGTTTAAAAAAATGGCTTTTAAAGGTAAGAAGGGTGATACAGTTCATATCCCTACACCTTTAAGAGGATCAGCTTCAGTTAAAGCAGCTGAAACAGAAGTAACACTGATCGCAGGTAATACTACTGATACAGCAGTTTTAATCAACCAACACTATGAGTACTCTCGTTTAATCGAGGACATCACAGAAGTTCAAGCTCTTACATCACTACGTAAATTCTACACAGAAGATGCAGGTTATGCTTTAGCTAAACAAGTAGATACTTCACTTATTCAATTAGGTCGTGGTTTCTCTGGTGGTGATGGTACTGCAGCTTATGACGAAGCATTTGTAGGCTCTGATGGTACTACTAAGTATGTTGCAGGTTCAAACAACGAAGCTGCTCTTACAGATGCTGCTATCCGTAGAACAATTCAACGTCTTGATGACAATGATGTTCCAATGGAAGGTCGTTTCTTTGTTATCCCTCCATCAGCACGTAACACATTGATGGGTCTAAACCGCTACACAGAACAAGCATTTGTTGGTGAGGTGGGTAATGGTAACACAATCAGAAATGGTGAAATCGGTAACCTATATGGTATGCCAGTATTTGTTTCATCTAACGCTGATACTACATCAGGTTCAGGTGCAGCTCGTGTGGCTCTTATGGGTCATAAAGATGCAGCTGTTCTAGTTGAACAAGTTGGTATCCGTTCACAAACACAATACAAGCAAGAATACTTAGGTACTCTTTATACTGCAGATACTCTCTATGGTGTTAAAGAGCTACGTGATGGTTCAGCTTTCGCATTAGCAGTTCCTGCATAATGCAACTTACTCCCTCTTCGGAGGGGGTATTTTTATATCTATTTCTTAAGTAGGTATAAAGATACTACAAGGAGAAAAGACAATGGCAACATTTAAATGTAATGTTTCAGGTAATACAGTAGAATTTGTAGCAGAACATGATGTTAAAGCAATGAAAGAACATCCAGGCTATACCGAAGTTACTGTCCCTGTTAAAGAGGAAAAGAAAGAGGTTAAATCTAAAAAATCATTCTTTAATAAGGAAGACTAAATGGCAATTTATAGGGGACCTGGCGGACCAGGCGATGCAACTACTGATGCTACAGCAGAAGCTACAGTAGCTACAACTAAGGCAGGGGAAGCCTCAGCAAGTGCCACAGCGGCAGCCTCTAGTGCTACAACTGCTCTTAATTCAGCAACAACAGCTACTACCCAAGCAGGTATAGCAACAGCTCAAGCTACTAGTGCAACAGCAAGTGCAACTAGTGCTACTTCATCAGAAACTAATGCAAGTACTTCTGCAACAAATGCTGCTAATAGTGCAACATCGGCTTTATCTGCTCAAGAAGATGCAGAGACAGCTCAAACAGCTGCAGAAACAGCAGCGACCAGTGCAACTAGTTCAGCATCTACTGCTACTACAAAAGCTAGTGAAGCATCAACCAGTGCTACTAATGCAGCGACTAGTGCAGCTTCAGCTTCTACTAGTGCTACCAGTGCTGCAGCCAGTTATGATTCATTTGATGATAGGTACTTAGGAGCTAAGAGTTTAGCACCTACTGTAGATAATGATGGAGATGCCTTACTAACAGGTGCTTTATACTGGAATACTACTTTAGATCAATTATACTTATGGGATGGAGCAGCATGGAACGCAGCAGCTTTTACTGCTGAAGGAGCTGTAACATCTTTTAATACCCGAACAGGTGCAGTAACACTTTCTAGTGGTGATGTAACAACTGCTTTAGGCTATACTCCAAGTACTGTAGCTAACTTAAATGATGTTAGTGATGTTACTATTACCTCCGTATCTAATGGTCAAGTACTAAAATACAATGGGTCTGCATGGGTTAATTCTACAGATACAGATACTTATCCAGGATCATCATGGTACACTACAACAAATAATGCAGGTAACTGGGATACAGCTTTTGGATGGGGTAACCATGCTAGTGCAGGATACCTAACAACTGAAACAAACAATTTAACTAGTGCAGTTACATGGGCAAATGTACCTGATGCTAACATTACACAATCTAGTGTAACACAACATCAAGCAGCTTTATCTATTACTGAATCACAGATTAGTGACTTAGCTCATACAACATCACTTGCTTTTGGTTCTATTACCTCTACACCAACTACATTAAGTGGTTATGGTATTACAGATGCTCAAGCATTTGATGCAGATACTGCTAAGACTGATGTAACACAAACATACACTGCTCCTCAACGTGGTACAACTACTACTGATAATGACTTGTCTTTTGACATGAATGTAACTAATAACTTTTCTTGTACTCCTTCAACAGGTGGTACATTAACTTTTACCAACCATACAGCAGGACAGTCAGGATATGTATTGTTAGATAACACTGCAGGTGTAGCTATTACTGCAGCAGCAAGTACTAAAATTAATGCTACTGACCTAGCTACTATTAGTACAGCAGGTACTTACTTAATATCTTACTTTTCTACAGCCACGCTTGCTTATATAACTGTAAGTGCAGCTTACCCTTAAGGACTAAATGAGTTTATTAAACAACAGTAATGCCATACCAACCACAGGTGGTGATTATAACCTAGAGAACAGCTTACGCTTGCGTTCATCTGCTTCAGCTTATTTAAGTAGAACTCCTACTGTCGCAGGTAATCAAAAAACTTGGACATTTAGTTGTTGGGTAAAATTTGGTGATATAGGTTCTGGTTATGCAACTTTATTTTCAGGCGGAACAGTTATATCAGGCACACAAGGTGGAAATAGAATTGCTCTTTATATGTCATCAAATCAATTAATATTAAATATTGGTGGTATTGGTTCTTCTATTACAACATCAGCAGTATTTCGTGACCCTTCAGCTTGGTATCATGTAGTAGGTGTACTTGATACACCTCAAGCAGACTCTGCCGATAGAGCAATTATTTATGTAAATGGAGTTAGACAAACAGTAACAACAGGATTTACATATAACCAAAATGAAAGTTTTGGTGTTAATACAACACAATTACATGCAATAGGAACATTCTCTAATAGTATAGGTTCATTTAATACTGACGGCTACCAAACAGAAGTAAACTTCGTAGATGGACAAGCACTTACACCATCAGACTTTGGTGACTACAATGAAGACACAGGTGTATGGCAACCTATAGAATACGAAGGAACATATGGTACTAATGGATTCTACTTACCATTCACACCCACATCAGAAGCAACTTATTCTGGAGATTTTACAGGCTCTAACTATTTATATTTAAGTAACCCTACAGAATTAACTTTAGGCACAGGCGATTTTACTATAGAAACTTGGGTAAAGTTTGATAATGTTACTACAATACAGGGTGTATACGATAGTAGACCTAGTACGATTAATGGTAATTATCCGTTTATTAATTTATTGGCAAATGGAACTTTAGTATGGACTGTTAATACAGCCTCCAAAATTATCTCTTCTCCTTTAATAGCAGATAATTGGTATCATGTTGCAGTAGCCCGTAGTGGAACATCCACTAAAATGTTTATTAACGGAATTCAAGCAGGCTCTACTTATTCAGACTCTACTAATTATCTTCTAGGAAGTAATCGTCCTGTAATTGGAACATTTGGTGGAAATACTGCAAATGGTAGACTTACTGGTAACTTATCTAACTTCCGTGTAGTTAAAGGCACAGCAGTATATACGGCTAATTTTACTGTGCCTACTGCACCATTAACTGCTATTACTAATACATCATTATTAACATTGCAAGATTCTACTATTGTTGACAACTCTGGTAATTCTTTAACTATTAATAATGTTGGTAGTGTTACTACATCGGTTGATACACCTTTTAATGCAGGTACTATTACAAGTGACAAATCAGGCAATAGTAATAACTGGTTTGCTAATAATATAAATTACTCAACACCTGATACTACCTACGACATCATGACAGATGTACCTACACTAACCGATGAAGATACGGCTAACTATGCTGTGTTGAATCCTGTTAATAAAACAGGTGGTACTTTATCACAAGCAAACTTATATTATTATGGTGGTGCAGGACCAACGAGTTATGTTGCTATGTCTACTATTGGGATGACAGAAGGTAAATTCTATGCTGAATGGTTATTTGAATCTGGCACTTATTCTGATGTAGGGCTTTGTAAAGCCAATGTTAATCTATCTAATTATTTAGGTGGAGATGCAAATGGATGGATGTACTATAATGGTGATGGTAATAAATATACAAATGGAGCGGCTGTAGCATATGGTGCTACTTACACTAGTGGAGATATTATTGGCATTGCTTTTGATGCAGATATAGGAACATTAACCTTTTATAAAAATGGAGTTAGTCAAG